TAGCCGCAGTCGGGCCGTCTCTCGCATTCCCATTTAGGGCCAGTCTTGCTATTTTTGCATATCGGCATATTGATTTCTAACATTTGCCAAGCCTCTTAAGCGGTTTAGAATAGCATATAACGGCGGATGATCAAGTGGCATTTGAAACCTCAGCAGTCCGGCAAAATGTCGCCGGGTTCCTGTCGGTTGGCGGCCAGAACATGGCATGCACCCATCTAAGCGTCACCAAGACGGGGAAGCGCCGCGGTGATACATTCCACGCCACGATCCCGATTGACGCCCAGGCGGGCTTCTCTGAGGCTTTCTGGGCCTCCCAGACCAGTATCGAGGCCACGGCGATCTTTTCTGTCAATGGCCAAAGCAAGGCGATGGTTACCGGGAACATTGACGAAGTGATCATTGGCTGGATCAGCCGTGCTGTCGAGGTCAGCGGACGCGACAAAAGTTCAGTGCTGACGGAAAGCCGGGTCAACAAGAAATATGCCAATCAAACGTCCGCACAAATCGTCCAAGACCTAGCGCAAATGAGCGGTTTGCAGGCGCAGGTCTCCTCAAGCAAGGGCGACGACGTCAGCAAAAAATATGATGTCGACACCGTTCATCTGATCTTAAACCGGACTCCATTCGAGGCTATCTCTGTTCTTGCTGAGCGCGAGGGCGTTCGCTGGTTTGTCGATGGCAACACGCTTTATTTCGGCGCCCAGCAAGGTGGCGGGTCGTACCAGATCGAATATCAGCCGCCACAAGGCGGATATGTGGCGGCTAATGCAGTGAAGCTCATAACGAAGCGCAATCTCGTCGCCGCGAAGGCGGTGGAGTCAACTGCTAAATCATGGCACCACAAGGACAAGAAGCTTTATCAGCATACGGCAAAAGTCCCCCTTCCTCCTTCACGACCAAGCGGAATTTAACAATGTCAGACGTGTCAGATAGCGCCGCAAACACGCTGAAATATGAAATGCATTATCCAGGCATGAATCAGCAAGAGGTTGAAACGCTTGCCAAGACGCGAGCGAATGAGGCGATCCGTCATGAAATGTGCATCGATATTGACATGCCGGGCGATCTTTCGCTTGACGTGACTCAGCAGATTCAATTGAGCGGAACAGGCACGGTATTTGATCAAGCGTATGATATCGACGAGCTGACCTTCGATTACGAGTCCGGCGAGGACGGATATTTTTCAATGACGATTATCGGCAAGTCCGCAAGCCAAGGTAGGAGTGTGTCATAGACGAGTGGCTTGAGATTGCGCGTCGTGAGGCTGGGATTACATCTGGGTCTCGGCTACATGCGCTAACTCTTATAGTCACAAGCTATAATCCAGACAAGCACACCGTCAAAGGAATTATTCAGCCGCACGGTGTGGAAAGCGGCTGGATACCGATCGCTGTTATCGGGGCGGGGCCGAAGTTTGGAAGAGTTATTGGACCAAAGGCTGGTGACCCGCAAAAACTCGACGGCGATCAGATGTCGATCGAATTCGAGCATGGGGACGCCAATACTCCAATCGCGCGCCATCGCCTTGCGTCCGATCAGGATATTCCTCCAAAGGTCGAGACCGGCGAGCACGCGACAATCTCGCAATTCAACCATTCTGTGCTATGGAAAAAAGACGGGTCTATAGCCGTATCGACAAATGATAAAGATGTTGCGCAGCAGAATAAAAACACAAATCCTGTCATTTCGCATAGCGCGACATCGGTTCAAAACAACAATACGATAAATCACACCACCACGCTTGATCCTGTCAAACAGACACTAGCCAATCAAAGTGCGGTAACCGACCAAAATAACAATGTTAAGGTTTCTCATTCCGGCGTCTTTGACCTTATCAAAAAGACGCTTTCCCATTCCTCGACGGACGGGTCAACGACGCTATCGACTGTCTTTGATCTTTCGAAAAAAACGCTTTCTCATTCTGCGACTGACGGCGGCTCAAATACCCATTCTTCCGTGTTGGATATCGTCAAGGGAATTTTACACTCTTCAACGAAAGATATCATTCATACTGCTACCAATGCAATAACCCGCTCGGCGCAGACCATCACGGATAACGGTCAGTCGATCGTTCATAACGGCAATACATCGGTTGTCGGCAATCATAGTGTCACTGGGATTTTGAGCGCGGCCACGGCGGCGTTCGGTACTCATTCCCTTAATATCGCCGCTGATGGATCATTTTCTGGAACTGCTGGCGGTAATGTTAGCGGTGGTTTTGGTGCTGATACGCTGACCGCAACAAAAACGGTCAACTTGCCGGTCTACACAATCGCCGGCCTTGCATCAATCTCGGCCCCCGCCATCGGCATGCTCGTTTATGTGAGTGATACCGTATCAAATGCGACGGCTGCATTCAACGGAATTCCAACTGGCGGCGGGTCGACGACGGTCAAAAGATCGGTGACGTTCGACGGCGCTTCCTGGAGATATTGATGGCAAAATTCGTTGTGACAAACAGTCTCGGCGGCGTTCAGCAAGCTATGTCGACGACCTATAAGACAATTATTGCGTTGACTGCGCAGACGGCAATGCTAGGCCGATTCAGAATTTATGAGATCATAATTGGAACTAATGGCGCGCCTGCCGATAATTATATGGAATATGATGTTTCTTTACAAACCGCAGCCGGGACCGGGACGAGCGTTACTCCAAGGGCTCTCGATCCATCCGATCAGGGAACGAACGGAACACTCTGTGTGGTTAATGCGACGGCAGAGGGGACGATTACGGTGGCCTCTTCTGTTTTTTATGTGGCCATGAATCAGCGTGCTACGCTAGTATGGAGAGCGCAGAGCGCGGATGAGCTATTAATTGCTCCTGCTGTGAACTTGGCAGGATTCGCGATTAGGGCTCGCTCCGGGGCATATACCGGAACTGTTGCGGCAACCGTGAAGTTTATGGAATAACCGAGTGGCCGATATTAGTCAATGGTTCGGCAACGATATCTCCCTTGCTGCCAACGGCGATCTTCAGCAAATCGACGGACTGAATCGCGGGCGCCAGAGAATTCAGCGTAGGCTACTCACGAATTCCAATAACGACGGACTTCCGGCTGATTATATCTGGCATCCAACATATGGTTGCGGGTGTCCAAGGCGCATCGGGGAAACGCGGGATATCAATGCAATCTCGGCAACGATACGATCACAAATCATGAGTGAGGCATCCGTTTCTAAAAATCCGCTTCCGGCGATCATTGTCAATCCGATCCCGAGCGGGGTCTATGTTTCCGTCAAATATATAGATGTAGAGACCGGACTGCAAGCGATCCTCAGGTTTAATATAAATCAGTAATCCCGGCTTTTTCTAATTCATCGGCAAGGTCAGCAGCAAAATTTTCTTTTATTAGATGCTTAAGAATAACGGGATCAAATCCGGCCTGTTTAGCATATTTAGATGATATGTGCTGCACAATTTCGTATAATTCCGGATTGTTATCTTTCATGCGCTTAATCTTTCTTAAGATCCGGTTCATATTATCATGGCTGTCCATTTCGTTCCTTTCTCCACGTCATTTAGGGCGGTTATATAGGAATTTGATGTGGCGCTCAACATCCAAACGTTTGCCCAGCTTGTTTCAAATCAAGCCGCTGCAATTCAGGCACGATCATCTGCCCTCATCGACTTCACCATTGGCTCGATCATGCGGGCCTTCATCGAGGCCACCGCTTCCGTTGCCCTCTGGCTTGAGGGCCTCGTTACCTATGTTTTAACGTTAACCCGCGCTGGAACAAGCCAAGGAACCGATCTCGATTCTTGGATGAACGATTATGGGGTCATCAGGCTCTCGTCTTCCTTCGCCGCCGGTGCGGTAACCTTCTCTCGGTTCTCGGCGTCCGTCGCCGGCCTCGTCGTCATAGGGACAGTTGTTAGAACGATCGATGGATCGCAGAGCTTCACAGTCACTCTCGATCCTACCAATCCCGCTTACTCGTCAGCCCAGAACGGGTATATTCTTCCTATCGCCGTTTTCAACATCACCGTTCCGGTCAAAGCGAATACTCCTGGGCCGAATGCAAACGTCACGGCTGGATCGATCGGACTCATTGCATCTGCCGCTCCAGGCGTCGATACAGTCACCAATGCGGCTGCACTCACTGGCGGGGCCACGTCTGAAAGCGACGCGGCCTTACGCGCACGATTTGTTACCTACATTGCATCCTTATCAAAAGCAACTGAAATTGCCATAGGATTTGCGGTTTCAAGTCTGCAACTCGGGGCTGAATATACAATCCTAGAAAACACCGACACGACCGGCGCCACAGTTTATGGGTTCTTTTTGGTGACTGTGGATGACGGAACCGGAACGCCGCCTCAAACGCTCCTGACTGCCGCGGGCGCCGCGATTGAGAACACGCGGGCCGCCGGTATCAGGTATGGGGTTCTAGCGCCGATCATCATTAATGTCAATGTGAGTTTTAGCGTTTTCATTGCACCTGGATATGATCAGAATGCAACTATTGGGATGGCCGGCAATGCCGTAACGGCCTACATAAATGCGCTTTTGGTTGGTGTAAGTCTTCCTTATTCCAAAATAGCACAAGTGGCTTATGAGGCATCGCCTGGCATTCTCAATATTGAAAATCTGCTTTTGAATAGCGGGCGCGTTGATGTTGCTGCCACAAAAAGAAATGTCATAAAAGCACTGACTGTATCGGCGAGCGCCGCTCCACAATGATTGGCGATCAAGCCGATCTTCTGCGCCGATTAAAATCGGTCATCCCCCCATGGTTTGGAACCAACACGCCGGTCCTGGACGCGCTTATGTCTGGGCCGTCGAATGCCTTTTCCGGAATATATTCACTCATTCAATATGCAATTCTTCAGGCTAGGCTCAAGTCTGCAACTGACGGATGGCTCGATCTCATTGCGATGGATTTTTTCGCTCGCGGGTTTCAGCGGCGGAACAACGAACCTGACGCCGCTTATCAGGCGCGCATCATAGCCGAAATTCTTCGCCCGCGCGTCACGCGAGCCGCAGTTTCAAAAGCGGTCGCTGACCTGACCGGAATCGCCCCGCTTATTTTTGAACCTGCTCGCATTGCCGACACTGGGGCTCTGGGGGTTCTCGCACCGCCAACATTCGCACTTGGCGGAACATGGCTTCCGGATACCGGCCTGACCGTTGATTCGACCATTACTGTCGATTCCACGGTTGTTACAACAGATGCCGGTCCAACTTCGTTTGCCGGCGTTGGCGCGTGGGGTTCCCTAAATTATCCGGCGCAGTTCTTCATCACCGCCTATCGGCCGCCTGGTGCCGGCATCCCAAAAGTAGCGGCCTACACATCGGCAACGTCGCCAACGGGCGGCGGCGGATATGGGGTCGGTTCGCTGGAATATGTCAATCTTACAAATATCATGGGGCAAGTCACTGACGCCGAGATCTACGCGACTATCGCGCGAACGATTGCCGCCGGAACAACGGCTTGGACGCAAATCACCGCGTTCAGCGGTTTAACGCCTGCAAATTTGATTGGCTGGCTCCCCGTCTCCCCCGATCAAGTCGATATGCCGATCCAAGACATTTCCTCCACCATTGCATTTGTCGAAGCGGCACCATTCTAAATCTGTGAGGCTATTTTGGTTGATCGAAGGATCGTCTACACGGGCGAGATCCCGCTGGACGTCGATATATTGCAGCCTCAGCGAAATATGGAGATCGCCATTGGCATGCTCTCGCAGGCTGTCATCGGGCAGGAACTTGCCAACCCGCCGGTCGCGATCGATGGATTTGTGCTAGCTACGGCGGTGCCGCCTAGCCTTATATTAAATGTCGGGCAAGGTTCCATTTATGCCCAAGGTGTGGTGGATCAAACCGCCTTCGGTAGCTTGCCGGCCGATGTTACCGATGTCATTACACTTCAAGGAATTTCTATCGGCACGACGCCGCTCACGTTCACGCCGCCTGGAACGGCGGGGTTTTCGACAAACTATCTGGTTCAGGTCGGTCTTTCAACTCAGGACGGAACACCGATTGTTCTGCCATATTATAATGCGGCAAACCCGCCAGTTCCATGGCTTGGCCCGAATAATACCGGTGTTTCGCAAAATACCGTCCGGCAATGTCTTGCTGTTATTCAGGCTAAAGCCGGAATTCCGGCAAGTTCAGGGACGCAGATAAATCCAGCCCCGGATCCCGGATTCTTCGGTGTCTATTCGGTTGTCGTAGCAAACGGAACGACCGCGCTCACGTCCGGCAATTTTTCTCTCTTGGCAACGGCGCCGATCATTCCAGCACCGCTGATGGCTATCCCGCAGGCCGTCCAATCCGGCAAATGGACGTTTTCCGAGGATACCGGATCGGCAAATGCCTTAATCGCGGCGCTGGTCCCGGCCCCATTCGCCATTATCGATGGCATGGAAATCTGCGTCGAGAAAGGAAATTTTCAGAATACCGGACCGTCAACGCTGGTTGTCAACGGCTCGGCGCCAATTGCAATTCATACTATAAGCGGAGCGCCATTATCTGGTGGTGAAATGCCAGCCCTTGCGATGTTAAGCTTTAAGTTTGATGGCGTATTCTGGCAGTTACAAAATGTCACCGCGGCAAGTTTCGGCGGCCCTCTTTTTGATGGCGACGCGACAGGAACAAATACATATAGCATCGCCAATCTAACCCCATCTGCCACGGCGCTTTTTAACCGCATGTTGCTAAAGGCGTCTTTTGCCGTCCCGAACACGGCGGCATCGACTCTCAATGTAGGGTTTGGCGCCAATCCGATAATCTATACAAATGGTCAAGTGCTCACCGGGGGCGAAATTGTTGATCAGCATCTTCTATCATACAAGTCGGCTGCGGCATCTTGGGAAATTTTAACGCCTAGCAAGGTGGCCGGAACGACAACACCGTTGTTTGCACCAAGAATTTATTATGTCAATGCCACAACTGGGTTAGATACCAACACCGGATTATCCGCCGGGACGGCATTTCAAACAATCCAGAGAGCGATCGTCGTCACGCAATCGCTAAATATGAACGGATTTAATGTTACAGTCAATGTTGCCGCCGGAACATATACGCCATTTTCGTGCACGTCACTTAATGGTGCCGGTACGCTTTCTATTATTGGCGACACGACAACCCCCGCAAATGTTCTAGTGCCGGCGGCAAGCGGGGAGGCAATTATTGGGGCCGCTTCCGGTTATGTACTTGCCGGCATGAAAGTGTCGTCCGCGGCTAACGGCAGCGCGCCGCATCTTGGGGATGGGTTGCGGTGGACCAGTGGCTCCGTCCAGATATATAATATGGAATTCGGCCCGTGCGCGAATTCTCTCATTCACGCTGATGCTGCGGGCGTTATTGATCTATTTGGTTCGCAGTTTGGCGGCCTTGCCAGCAACTTCATAAATATAAGTGGTGCCGCCCCCAACGCTATTCAGGCGGGCGGCGGAATACTATATAATGGTGGAATTATTTTGAACGTTTTTGCCGGGACATTCAACTTTAGCACTGCTTTTGCAACTGCATTCTCCGGTGGAGCGATAAATCAGCAGTTCGGGACAATAAATTTAATAGGGACAGTCACAGGGCCAAGATATTTTGCTTTTCTCACCGGAACGATAAACACATTAGGGGGCGGCGCCAACTATTTCCCCGGGAATTCCGCAGGCACTGTATCATCCGGCGGCCAATACGCATGATGAAAAACCTTTTCCGCGCTCTTGCCGTCAGCATGATTTTCATGGCGGCCCCGGCTCATGCCGGAAATATTCTCAGCATTGGTGTCGGCGCAGCGCCAAATGATACTACCGGCGATCCTCTTCGCACCGCAATGCAAAAAATAATGACGGCGGTGAATGGCCTCGGTAGTTGCTTTAGCGGCTCAACTGCACCGTCATTTTTGATGAACTATCAGTGCTGGTGGGATACGTCGGCGGCGCCGTCTACACTACGTTATTATGATGGAACGCAATGGGTTTCGGCGGCTACGCTTAACACAAGCACGCATTCATTTGTACTGAATATAGGAACGGCTGGAGGCGATCTCACCGGGAGCTTTTCAAATCTAGCAATTGCTAAAATTCAGGGCACATTGATTGCAGGCACTACAGGATCAGGAAGCGTTGCGCTCAACGCATCGCCCGCATTTACCGGTTCCCCAACAGTAGCAGGTGCAGGGCCGTTTCCGGCCGCTCTTCCGCAGTCTATTATTGATACAGGCGTGCTCCGTGCTTATTGCTACATCGGCGATGGTGTGGCACATGCTTTGTCGTCCGTGGGTTCGTGTAACGGCATCAACACGAACGGATTTACTCTCGTGCAATGGCAGGCACTTTTGCCGAGTGCCTCCTCGCTTGCCGATGATATAGATGGCGATGCAATCAACTCTTATATTGCAAGCGTTGCATCAGGCAGCCCGATCGTTGTGCCAATTCCTGGACAGGCCGTCGTCAACACATCGATTACCGCATGCGGATCGCCAACCTATATATATGGTGGGACACAGGGCGCATCGCTTGCACAGACCGGCGCCGGCATCACGTTGTTCAAATATTGCCAGAGCGCTTTGCCCCCATCCCCTTCCCAGTTCCATGTCAAAAACCTTCAGCTAATCTGTAACGCCGTGAGCGCGTGCGGCGATGTAATGGATGTGAAGCTTAACAATACGAGTGAGCCAAGCTTCCTTCTCGACTCCGTCAGAGCAGTCCAGGGTGTGTCGTCATGGGCAAATGGCGTCATGACAGTTGGCGCCGGCGGTTCGCGCATTACGAATTCCTTGATTTCGCTAAGCACTGGCGCAATCACTGGAACCTGCATATCATTTGTCGATGCGGCTCCATTCACCGTCCTTATACAGATTGACGGAAAGA